TGACCAGGTCAAGCACGACATGGCTCGCCCGTTTGCGCTTGCCCTTCGACGTGCCCTGCGGCGTCTCGAGCTCGAAGGGAAGCGTGCGGACATAGCCGCGGATCCGCTTTCCGATCAGAACCTCGGAGGCTTTGCGGTCGAGCAATAGCTGGCCGGATGCCGGCACCACGCGATCATCGGGCAGCATGGCGCCATCCGCCAAGATGCAGACTTCTTCGCCCTCGAGGTAATTGAGGCCGGAAATGAGTTGGACCGGCGGGCCGTTGTAGCGCAGCCCGCAATCGACAAACCACGCGCCGACCGCGGTGCGATTGTTGATGTCTTGCGGCTCGAAAAAATCCTGCAGCTTTTCAACATAGCGATGGTCGAACGTGTTGATGTGCCGCTTCACGCAAAAATACACTTCGCCGGTGTCCTCGGTGGTGCTCGCCACGCACACGCCATCCTCGATTTCCCCGTTGCGCATGGGGTGGCGATGCCAGGCGACCACCTGGTCGCTCGGCATGAAGGTCAGACCGACCAGCGATCGGTCCTGGCACCACACCCAGGCAATGCGGTTCGGGTCGCGCTGCCAGGCGAGGCCGGCGGCGAGGCCGCGCAGGATGTGACGCGCCGTCTTGGTGAGCTCATCGACCGAAAGCGCGTTGGGCAGGTTTTCATAGCTGGCAAAATGGAGACGCCGGCGGTTGCGGCCGATGAACAGCACGCCGGCGTCAACATCGGCCGGGATGTGCGCGGCCGAACCTTCCGCCGTCGCCGGCACCACGCGCACGCTGTCGACCGTGAGCGCCGCGAACAGCGTGGGCGCGCGCACGATCCGCTCCTCATCGCGTAGGCCCAGGATCAATGCGCCTGGCGCCGACACAGCCCATTGGATCCAGGGCAGTCCTTTTTTGCTGTAGGCGAGCTCGATCGCGAGCGCACTGTCAGGGTTCGCGGCATCGCCGACGATATTGAGCACCTCGAACGAATTGCGGTCGCTCGGCCTGGTCATCCACCACTTATTCGCCCGCGCGGCAAAAATGCGCTGGTCGTGAATGGCGACGATTTCCGGCCATCCGGCATTTTGCGACCAGGCCGGCGGCGACCATCGGTAAGTCGGGCGGTCAACGACGCTGTTGGGCAAGCGCGAGAGCACGGTTCCGGTGAGCTGCACCGGCGACACGGCTTGCGTGATGAGCACGAACCCATAACCGTTATGCAGAAATCGCCAAGTGACGTTGTTGCCGCCGGCGGAAACCAAGCCCTCCTCGTGCGTCGGCGGATTGCCGCCGGTGTCGCCATCGGTCGCCGCCTCATAGACGCGGCCGTTATAGCGGCGTTGCGGCCGCGGAACGGCTTGCGGAATGAAAAACTGCAGCTCGGCGACGCTGAGATTGCTCGCCGGGAGATTGTGCTGCATGTAGATCCAGCCATAGTCCCACGCGGTCACGATGTCGTTTGAGTAAAGATCGCGGCCGAATTGCTCGTTGACGCTGTCGGTAAACACGACCGATGCCAGCAGCGTGCCATCGGTGCCGTTCGCCGGCAGTCCAACGCGCCCATAAAGGCGCATTTCAATCACACCCTTGTTCGTGACGCCGGGAGCGCCGTAATAGCCGCCGGGGTCGCCGATCGGCCCGCCCGCGGAAGGTGCAAAGACGCGCACGCGCGAGATATTGGCGCCGCCGATATTGGCGCCGATATATGCGCTCTGTGAGACGGCGCGGTTGGCGGACGCGCTGCGGTTTTGGGTGGTGACGTTGTCGGCCGCGGCCGCCAGGCCGCCGTTGCCGGTCATGTTGCCGATCGACATGACGACGCCGGTGAAGATGTCGCCGCCGCTGACGATCTCCGATGGCTTCCACAGAGGAACCGACGTGAGGTCGGGCTCATCCAGGCGATAAATGCCGCCGACGTCGCCATTGCCAAAATTCGTGTTGGTGCCGAATAGCGCGATGCCGACGCCATCAAACGCCGACGCCTGGATGGTTACGCCTGTGTTGAGGTTCTGAATGTCGACCGGGCCGCCGGCGCGCGCCCATGTCGTGAGTGTCCAATTGGTGTGGCTGATGCGGGTGAGAACGCGATCCTGATAACCCGCACAGAACAGATACATTCGGGCGCCGTCCTGGTGCCAGCGCAGGTTGCCCAGGTCCACCGTCGCGTAGGGCATCGCGAGCTCGTACATGACGCCGGGCGCGCTCTCGATAAAACCGCCGGCATACACGAACCGGATAACGCCGTCGTTGAATACGAGATTGTAATTGTCGGTTGGCGTGATGCGGAACGGCACCTGCTTTGCAACGACGTTCTCGGCGCGTTGCGCCATCACAAAGCGCGTGCCAGGCCGGCGCGTGAAACCTCCCTCGATCAGCACAACGGCGTTCTCGAGCGCCGCAAGGCCGATTTGGTTGCGCGCTAGGTCGCGCCTGGCGTGGAGCTCCTCGGAGAGCTCGCCGGCGGCAAAGCTTGTGCGTCCCTGCAGTTGCTTGAGCGTCATCGCCGCGGATCGAAGATGGAACGCCGGAAGCCGCGGCGGGCCGCGGTCCAACTCGTATCGCGTGAATAGGTGGACGGTGCCTGTTCGCGCGCGTCAGTGCGCGCGGCTCTGTCGGTCGTTTCTTCGGCGAGCGCGCCGAGCTGCTGAATGTCGCCAGCGGATTTGCCGAATTCGCCGGCCATGAGCTCGGCCAGGCGGCGGGCGAAGGCGAGGAGGAATTGGGTGTCCCACAAGCGGACCAGGTCGACCACCTTGGTGTAGCATATCAGCGGCGCATCGGAATTCGTGACCAGCACCGCCGCCGGCGTTTGCACGCCGGCCTGGTCGATCGTGCCGGTTTCCACCGCCCATTCGTCTTGCTCGAGGTCGTTGACGAAACGCACCTTGAGACAATCGGCCGGCAGGCGGTAACGCTTCTTGAGGATGCCGATGCTATCGGTCAGGTCGCGCGCCGGCGTGGCCCATGCGGTCGCGAAATTCCAGTCGCGGCTCCGCAGGATCTCGTCGCGCGCGGTGCCGAACCACTTACGCGACGCGCGCGCGCGATCGTTCTGCTCGTTAAAAGACGCCACGCCCGGCTCCCGCAAAAGCGAGAGCGCGAGCGAGGCGGCTTCTTCTTCCGTTGTGGCGCGGGCCTGGCCCATTGGTGCCAGGCTTTACGAGTGATCGCCAAACATGCAGGACATGAGGATACGCCCGGCGGTGCCAACCGCCGCGCCCTGGATCTCGCCGACAATGTCGAGCAAGCCGCCAGGATCCGCCGACAGGTTGGCGAGCTGCCAGGCCGGCATGTGCATGAGGAGCACGGTGAGGCCATTGAGCGGCTTGCCGAGGCCCGACAGGTCCGCCGTGTTCATGTCCAGCAACGTCGGCGTGAGAGCGTTGTTGGAGAGCACCACGCCGCCATTCGGCTTGTAGAAACCGAGGCGCAGCGTGACGGCGGCGCCGAGCGCCTGGTTATACACCCGCGAGGCCGGGTGAATGAGCGCGCTCGAGGGAACGCGGCCGAAATAGAGTAGCGAGCCGATGCTGTCGCCAACGGCCATGTCGACAAAGCTCGCGAACACCGTGGCTTCGCTTTCGGCGACGCGCGCGCTCACGTTTTGGAGCGCACCGGCCACCGGATAAGCGTTGCCTGTTTTCGTCACAACCGCCATGGAAATCTCCTCTCTGCGGTTTGCCGGCGATGCCGGCGACTAAGGGGAAAGCACGTCGGCGCCGTCAGGCGCCGCCGGCGCTTACGGGAAGTGGTTCTGGATCTCGATGACGAGCTGATCCTCGCCGCGCGTGGCGCCGAACCAGTTTTCCATGTACGGGTGCAGCCGGTACTTCTTCGCCGGGTTGCGTTCGACCGTCGTGGTGACGGGCTCGAAATCGCCGTAATACATGCCGCGCTTGCACCACAGGAACGAGCGGTGCGTGTCGGCATCGAGGTTGGGGAACCGCGACGTGGTGAGGATGGTCACGCCCAGGATCTCGCGGACGCGCTTTTCCTCGAGCACCGATTTGCTGCGGTAATCGGTGTTGACATAGGTGATGTCGCTGTAGAGGTCTTCGACCTCCTTCGCATTGAGGCCGAGATAGATCTCCTCGTCCTCGATGTGAATATCTTGCTCCTCGAGCAGCCGCAGCGCGCGGATGATCTTCTTCACGTTCATGCCCACAGCCGTGAGGCCATCGTTGCTGCCGACCGTCTCGGCGACGAGCCGGTTGGTGGACGAATAGGCCGTGGTGGTGGTGCCGTCCTGGCCGGTGAACTTGCTGCCATAGACCGCGGCGGCAAAGATATTGTCGCGACCACGCACGATTGCGGCGGCGCCGGATTGCACATAGGCGCTTTCGTAATTCGTGATGGCTTTGATCTCGTCTTCTTTCTCGATGAGCTTGCCCCATTCGAGTTGCCGCGGACGCACCCAAATCTGATCGTGCGGCGTGTCGATGTTGGGCGTATCGCCACCGCGCGCGCCATCAACGATCGCCTCGGACAGCCCGACCAGGTCGAGAACCTGGGCCTGGCGGCCGCGGAGGTCGGGAACGTAGGTGAAACCGCGCTCGAGCTGGCTGGTCCGTTGCTGGATCGCGAGCTCGACATTGCTCTGATATTTGAGCTTATAGGCCGATGTGACGTCAGGCATTTCGCATCTCCGGTCGAAACGAGGGGAAGGGTTCGCTTCGGACCAGGGTGCGGCCGGCTACGGCGGGCCTGTCCTATCGTTTAACGCCTGCAATCGGCGGCGTGCCTTTCACGCCAGCAGCCAGGCCCGCCGGGAGAGAGGCGGGGTGCGGGCAGTCTGGCCGGCGAGCCCACTCGGAACGTCGAGCTCGCCGGCCCTCTCTCCAGTCATGACGCGGACGCTACAGGACGCGGGGCGCCGTCAACTGTTGATCGGCGTGTGGGCGCTCGGCTGGTTGGCGTGGTCGGCAAACCACACTTCCGCCACCTTGCCGCCCTCGAACCGCACTTTCAGGGCGCGGGCCGAGTAAACGCCGTCCTCGACGTCGTATTTCTTCGACTTGTTGACCACGTCGGGCGGGTGCCGCAGGTGCCGATGCACCACCAGCTCGCTCGGCGGATCCTCGGCCAGCTCGTCCAGGATCTTGCCCGCGATCTCCTTGGACTTCTCCTGACGCTTGCTGTCCTCATTGCGGGCGCGCTCGAGCTGGTCGGGCGACATGCGCTCGAGCACCGGGTTGCCGCGCGGCGGCGGCCAGGCGTCGCCGGGGCGCACCGCCGGCTTGCCCTTCGCGGCCGTCTGGCTCGAGCCGGTCCCGGTCGTCGCCTCGGCGCGGGCGCGCTTCTTGCCGGCCGGCGGCTTGGGGGCGGCCGGCTTGGCGGCTGATTTCTTCTTCGCGGCTGACTTCTTTGCCATCTTTGGAGCTCCTTGCTGTCAATGGCGATCGGCTCGGTGCGCATGCCGAGCCGATCGCGACATTACGGCCGACGCGCCGGCGTCAATTCAGGCCGCCCGCCTGCCGCCCTCGCGATCGCGCGCCGCGGCCTCGGCCTCGATCAGCTCGTCACGGCGCGCCATGAGCTCGGCGCGGCGCGGGTGCTTCGGATCATTCAAGGCCGCCTTGAAATCGTCCGTGGCCTCGAGGCGGCCGCGCTCGGCCTTGAGCGACGTCGACGACATACCGCCGAGCGCACCGCCGCCGGCGCCGCCGCCGGTCTGCAGGCGTTCCTCGCCCATGAGCTCGCCAATCTTGTTGAACAGCTCGACGGTCGACGCGCCATCGCTGACTTTCTCGATCGCGGCGAATTGCTCGGCGGTCACGCCAAGGGTCGTGGCGGCGCGCCGCGCACGCTCGCGATTGGCCTGCGCCTTGTCGCCCCACTTCGCATCGAGCGCCGCGTTGGCATCCTGCAGCTTTTTCGAGCCGTCTTGCGTCAGGCGATCGACACGCTCGCCCCAAAACTTGAGCAGGCCGTCATGCATGGCCTTCGCCTGCGCCACCGGAATACGGTTCTCGTGCGCCAGCTTCTTGAAGCTGTCCCACATTTCGCCGTCATAGGTGAAGTTGAGCGATTTCGGATCCGGCGGCGCGATCTCGGCGCCGTATTTGGCGCCATCCTTCTGCCAGCCGAGCGTCTCCCATCCGTTCCACGACTTGATGTCGCCTTTCGGATCCGGCTTCTCGATCACGTTGCGCGATCGCGCGACCTTGTCGGCCTCAAAGCCCGAGCGCAGCGCCGTCCCGATGTCGGCGAATTTCTTGCCCTCGATGTGTTCGACCAGGTCTTTGTCGAGCTTGAATGGCGCATACCACGGCTCGGCCTGGCCGCCCGACGCGCCAGGACCAGCACCAGCACTAGCGCCAGCGCCGCCCGCGGCGCCGCCAGTGCCGCCCGCAGCCGCACCACCAGCGCCGCCACCCGCAGCCGCGCCGCCGCCGCCTGCACCGCCGGCTGCGCCAGGATCCGCGCCGGCGCCGCCGGCGCCCGCGCCTTCCGGCGCCCGAAAAATCGAACTGAGCAGATAGGTGCGCATCATTGACGTTCTCCTTGCGGCTTGGTGACGACCAGGTTGAACAGGTCGGCAGGGTTGGCTCGGCACGTCTCGAGGATCTCGAGCGCGAGCTGGCGCCGCCCTTCGGCGACGCCGGCGTGAAACAGGCTCGGCGGCGGCGGCATCGGCGTGAACACGGATCCGCGCAATGCCACGTCGGTGAGAAAATGCTTATGCGCCTGGCCGATCGTGGCGTAATCGGCGACCACGGAGCGCGCGGCCGCCGGCGCCACCTTGACCGGCCACACTTGTTGCAGCCAGCGGACGTAATTGCTCATTGCGGGCGGCCGCGTTGCTGCGACAGGCTCGCGGCCTGGGCGGCGTGGCTGACATTGGCGATCACGCCGGCGCCGCGCTCGGCCTGGGCGAGCTGCATTTCCTGTTGCGCCTGTTGTGCCTTCTGCTGGCGGATCGCGCGCACATCGCGATCGTCGCGCAGGATGTCGGGCACGGCGGTAAACGCCTCGGACACGACGGACGCTGCCTTGTCGCCGTTGAACCAGTCGCGCACGCCTGGATCCGTCACCGCCATGCTCTCGAGCGCGGCCTGCAATTGCAGCACGCCGCGGCCTTCCGCAATGCGCTGCACTTTGGCGAGCGGCGAAATATATTCGATCGTGACGCGGCGATTGGCGAACTCGGGCGGCGGCGGCGGCATCTTGCCGGCGCGCTCGAGGATGCGATAGCGCCGTGTCAGGAACGACGACAGGCCGCCGACTTGCACGCGCACCAGGTTGGGCGCCATCAACTTGAGCGTCTCCTCCTGCAGGCCGAGGAATTCCGTCGCCGTCATCTGCGGCCGCTGCATCGCAATCTGCATCAGATTGAAATGGAACGCCGTGCGGATCGCGGCGCGCCGCTGCTCGGATTGCTGCAGCGAGAGCGTGAGCTGCCCCTTCTTCTCGAGGAACGCCGCTTTTTGTTTTCCGGCGTCCGACATGGTGCCGTAGAGCAAGGCCGCCGGCTGCAGGTCCGCGGCGGAAAGCACATTCTCCTCCTCCAAGAGGAGGGGCGGCTCGGCCGTATACTGCGCGGCGACGATGTGCGAGCGTTCCATTTCCTGCAATTGCTGCGCGTCGGCGCGCGCGTTGTGGCCGGGGCCGCGGGCATAGGCCGAGCCTTCGCGATCGTCCCATGTCGGGATATGCACCGGCAGCTCGTAATAACCACCGTTGATAAACAGGTCTTTGATGTCGGGCGAAAAGTAAGTCGAGAGCCACGGCTTGCCGCGCGGGCCGAGCGCGCCCAGGCGAAAGTCGGGATTTTTCCGGATCGCCTGACAGCACACGTAATCGCGCTTGTCGTCGAGGTTCGACGGTACGCGGTCGCCGAATTGCTGCCGGACCTGGCGCCCCTTGCGTTTGTATTTGCGATGGATCGTGTCGTAATTGCCGGCGGCGTCGCGGTCGAGATAGACCTGGCCGATGGGTAGAGCGACGTCCATCAACGTGCCGGGCTCGGTTTCCTCCTGATAGAACGGGCCGTGCCCGAACGCGCCGAGGTTGGCGATCCATTGCGGCGACATTTGATAAAACCGCGACACCGCCGGCGAGCACGAGCTATAGACCACATTCGCCGCCTGATAGAGCCACTCGCGCGCCGGTTGCCAGCGCGCGAAGTCCGGATCTTCGGCGCCGAATTCAAACCAGCGCGTTGCCGGGTTCACCGACATGCCGAACATGCCGCCGGCGAAGTCATCGAGCGCATAGAGCGGCGTGCTGTCGAAAATGTCGTCGTCGTCGCGGCGGTCGTGGCGCTCGCGCGCGTCGAAGTCGCGATCGTCGGGACGCCATAGCGCCGCGAGCTCGCGCCAAATCGGCTCCTCGATATGGCGCGCCGTCTCGAGTTGGTGCTGGCGGTCAATCAGGGCCTCGCGCTCGTCCATCTTACTGCCCCATCAACATCGTGTAGGCCACCGGCGGGGCGCCGAGCTGCGTGATCTCGTAGGGCGTGCGGTTGCGGATCGTGCGCCGGATCTGATTTTCGGCCGCCTGGCGCGCCGCCTCGCTGTCCGCCGGCGACACCATGGCGGCCTCGGCCCGCTGGCGCGCCTCCGTGGCGGCCGCGGCCGCGGCGTCCTGGTCCTTTTTGGTCTGTGCCTGTTGCGTCTGGAACATCTGCATGAGCTGGTTGGATTGATTGCTTGAGCCGAATAGATCCTTCAAAAAGTCGCACATGGTCAGGCGCTCCGATTGATCCAGGCGAGGTAAACGAAATCCTCGCCGTTGCGGCCGAGCTTGCGGGCGTGGCCCTCATCCATGAAACCGAGCCGGTGCAGCCAGGCGCGATCGTGTATGCCCCGGTCCATCACTCGGGTTTCGGCGCGCCGCACGTTGGGCTCGAGCACGAACGGGATGAATTCGCGCTTGATCCAACGATAGGCCGCCCGACTGACCGTCAACCATTTGTCGGTCGCGACCAGGTGGACGGTTGCCACGCCAGGCGCGACCAGCCAGGCGCCGGCGAGCGCCACCGGCTCGCCGGCGTCGTTGCACAGCGCGAAACACTTGATGCAATTGTCTGCGCCCGCGCGCGCAATGAGCTCGGCGCCGACACTCTCGAATGTCGGTTTGAAGCGAAGCGCGAATGTCTCGTCCGCGTTCAGCTTCCGCATGTTGTAAGTCACATGCACCACGTCGAACAGGTGAGCGTCGCGAACAATCATCGCGCGCGCTTCCATCGGCCGAGTGGCTTGTAGCGGCCGGCGCCGGCGTTGGCCTCCTGGCGCTCGCGCCGCTTGCGCTCGAGATCATCGCCGCGCAGTCGGGCGGCCGCCGAGCCACATTGCAGGGCGCCATATTCCGCCGCCTCGCACACATGGCTGTCGAACGTCTTTTGCACGCGCGACAAGTCGTCGGTCCCTTGCGTTTTAGCAAAGTGAAATGTCTGATTGGCGCCGCGCCGCAGTCCCTTGCACGACGGATCCAGGATCAGACCAGGCGCGCCGCCTTCTATCGTGTGGCGCAGCTTGCCCTTAATCGCCTCGTGACGAATATCCGGGTTCTGTGTCGGCGCCGCCGTGACCTTGCGCTTGATATAGTCGCTGAGTTTCTGGCGGTCTGATTTGTCCTCGAGCTCCTCGCCCGTACACATGGCCGGATCGCACACCGACGAGAACTGGAAGCCGGCAAAGCGCGCCTCCTCGATTTGCAGCATGGCGGTCGCGAGCTCGCGCATGCCGCCGCGCGCGAGCGCGACCTCGGCGAGGATACGCAATTGCCCGTTGGAGAGCTCCTGCATATAGACCGTCGCCGGCGTGAGCCCGCCGTCAGTGCCGGTCAGGATCGGCAGGCCGCGCACCGGCTCGAGCGTGACTTTCGACACGTTGCGATCGTCGTCCCACTCCGACCACACTGGATCGTTGGCGCGCGTGAAGCCTGGCTTCGCATGCACCATGCGCTTGACCCACCACGTTCGATGGGCATTGAGGCGCGCGGAATTCTCGTAATAGCCGCGCGTCATCGCCTGCAGATTTTCGGCGCCTTCATCGAGCCCGCCAGGCTGGCGGAATAGGCGATAGCCTTCCGGCGGCGTCTCGTAGAAGTCGCGATAGGTGTAATTCAGGACGTCGGGCGCGTTGCTGTCGCCGAAAAACCGGCCCGGCCGGCGGATCACTTCTTGCGGCGGATCGCGGCCGACGCGATCGACCAGCGCCGTAAACAACTCCTCGGGCAGCGTCGACCATTCATTGAGGTAGCAATCCGTATATTGGTTCCCGAGCAAATCCTCGGGGTCCATCGTCTCGCCGAACGCGCGGAAATGCGCCGTGAGCTCGATGCGTCCGTGCTGATCCTCGAAGCGAACGACGTGCGTGGCGTCGCGTGGAGGCGCGCCGACCCAGCTCGAGCCGGAAATGTCTTTGGGAAGGATAGACCACCAGGAGGGTATTGTGGCCTTCCAGAGATTGACGTACTTTTGTCGCCACACGCCGAGCACGTATCGGCGCGTTCCGTCTGCTCCGGGACGTATCCTTTGCGCTTCTACCAGGCTCTTTTTGACGCTTGCCGTCGTTTTCCCCGACCCGCCAGGGCCGGTGATGAGCATGCACGGATCCCACGCCAGGATGTAGGCGTCGCTGATCGGCCCGGCCGAGCGCAACAGGTTGCGCGCGGTGCCGTCCGATGCCGCGAAGGTGAGCGGATTGCCGCCGTCAGGCGTGGCCGCGACGAATTCCCGAAAGCTTTCATCGGCCGAGCGGTCGAGATTTTCCGCATGCACGCTGCGCTCGAGCTGCTGGTTGAGCGATCCGAAATCGAAGCCCGTCATTCGGCGGGCCTTTTTGCTGCCGCGTAGGCGCCCGCGCCCCCCGCCCTCGCCCGATTTTGTCTGAATTTGGTTCGCGGCCCTCGGTTCTCGAAACGCGGCGCCAATCGTGCGCAAGCAGGCGGCTGGACGCGCGCGCGAGCGTTTTGGGGGGCCGCCCCCCGCGCGAGCCGGGGGGGCGTGGTCGCCGCCAGGGCGTCGGTAGGGGTCGCCGGCGCCGAGCTCGAGGAGCTCGACGCCGGCGCGCGTGGTCTGCTCCACCACGCGACCACCGGCCGAGGAGGGCACGCCAGCACGCGCCGGGCCGGTGATTTCGGATCAGCGGCCGAGGCCGCCGAATATGCAGCGTTTTCCATTACTTACCGTCGCCGTGCGACTTGTCGTCATGCGACACGCCGTTGACCGTGACGCTAAGTGCTTGATTTTGCTCGCGTGGTGGATCCGCGGGGTTCATGTAGTCCCATGGCGCCGCGGTGGCGCCTGGCGCCGCGCTCGAGCCGCCGATTTGCATGAACAGCATCGGCACCGGCTTGCCGTCGTCATCGACCAGACCGACCTTGCCGTACAGGTACGGCAGCGCGTCGCGCCGCATGGTCTGCAGCCGGTCAAAAGCCTCGAGCTGCGTGCAATTGAGCTCGCGCGCCAGGCTCTCAGGCGTGTGCATGAGCCAGCGCACGGATTGCTCGAGCGGATCCGCGCCGCGGCTCAAGAGGTAGGTTCGGAGCTCGCGCGTGGACCGATTGCGCGCGCCAGGTGGTCGACCTGGTCCGCGGCGATCGCGCTCGGCCGCGGCCTGGAGCTCGTCCGCACTCGCCGCAAAGCGGGTCGGAACGGCGAACATCGGGAGTTGCTCGCCGGCGGCTGCCTCCTGGCGCCGCTCGAGCTCGGCGGCCGCGTCCGCCACGGCCGCGCCCATGACGCCGCGGTGCCCATTGTCGCTAACCATCGTAATATCCGGGGATATTTAATTCCGATCGCCGCGGCCGCGACCAGGTGTCTTGCCGGTGTCTTGCCTGGTGTCTCACCATAACACTATGATTTTATTACCTATTTATCCATTGAGACACTTAAGACACTTGAGACACCACAACGGCCCACCTGCGCCCGCGCGCGCGCGTATGTGTGGCAATGCGGTGTCTCAAGTGTCTTAAGTGTCTCGCGGCGGATTATTTGAGCAGTTCCAGAGGCTTAGGGCGAGACACCAGCCGAGACACCTATTCCCGGCGGTGTCTCACCCCCGCGCCCATGGGCGCGAGCTCGGACCCTGCCACGGTGCACCGGCCGTCAATCGTTGCCAGCATGGCGTTTCGGCGCGGAATTCTTTTCCGATCAAATGGGCGCGGGCGCGGGCGCAGCCTGGTGGCAGCGATCGTCGGCGAGCTCGAGCTCCTCGAGGCGCGAGGAGTGAAAGACGCGGCCGCGCGCGGCGCGCCTGACGGCGCGCTATTCGCGCGCGCAAGTTATCCAGCAAACATGCGGCTTTGCGCGTTTGTAACAATTCGTGAATTGACACGACTAGGGTGTTTTACCCTAGGGTGTTTCCGCCGACCACGGCAGGGCGGCCCGCGTTCACAGCGCGGCACCAAATGGAGACACCAAAATGAAACGCGACCTCTACCAGGAAGTCACAGCGCGCATTCTCGCCGAGCTCGAGGCGGGCGCGGTGCCATGGGTCAAGGATTGGTCGGCTACGCCTGGGCTCAATACGCCCTGCAATGCCGTCACCAATCGCCCCTATAGCGGATGCAACGTCGTTCTCTTGTGGCTGGCACGCTCGAATGGCTGGGCGGTGCCGCGCTTCCTGACGTTCAAACAGGCGCTCGAGCTCGGCGGCAACGTGCGCAAGGGCGAGCACGGCACGAAAGTGGTTTTCGTCAAAAAGCTTGCGGTGCGGGATCGCGATGCGCCGGAAGGTGACGACGACGCAACCCGGCTAATCCCCATGATGCGCGAATATACGGTTTTCAACGTCGCGCAATGCGAGAACCTTCCCGAGCGCGTCATGGCCCCGCCGGTGAAGGCAGCCCGCAATCCGGACGCGCGGGATGAGCTCGCCGACGCCTTCATTGCGTCGACGGGCGCGGCGTTCCGCGAAGGCGCCGGCGAAGCGTATTACATGCCTGGCGCGGACGCGATCAACGTCCCGGCTTTTGCCGCGTTCAAGTCCGGCCATAGCTTCTATTCGACGTCGTTTCACGAGTTGGGCCATTGGACGGGCCACAAGTCGCGCTTGGCGCGCGACTTGTCCGGCCGCTTCGGCAACCAGTCTTATGCGGCCGAGGAGCTCGTCGCCGAGCTCTGCGCCGCGTTCCTCTGTGCTGAATTCGATTTCGCCGGCGAGCTCCGCCATGCCGGCTATATCCAGCACTGGATTAAGCTCCTCAAGTCGGACGCGCGCGCGTTCATTACGGCCGCCAGCAAGGCGCAAGCCGCGGCCGATTATCTCCGCGGCCTGGCGCTCGCCGACCAGGCGCCCGCCGACGTCGCGGAAGCGGCGTAAGGGGGGCGCGTCATGTACGACATGAGCCAACCCAATGCCAAGCCGGGCCGCTGCATCAAGTGCAGCGGCTCCGGCCGCTATCGCTGGGGCGCGATCGAGAACGGCCGCGCCAAGCATGAGGGGCCTTGCTTCTCGTGCCAGGGCACCGGCCGGCAGACGTCGCGCCAGATCAGGCGCAACCAGGCTTACAACCGCTTCAAGGTTGCGCGCATGTTCCGCGGGGATTTCTGAACCTTTCGACCCTGGCGCGGCCGAGCTCGAGCTCGCCGGCGCCAGTCCGAAGGGCCCTCCCCTTCCCGCGTTCACAGCGCGGCAACCAAATGGAGCTAACTACGATGGAACGCAATACCCGCTACACCGATACGGCGCGGCTTAAATATGCCGATTACTACATCTTCCAGATGAACGACGGCAATTGGTGGATCGCGCCGGCCACCGAGCACGAATGGAACGGCAAGCCCACTTTGCCGCGCCGCTATGATCGCTCATACCGGACGCGCGCCAAGGCGGCCGCGGCGCTCGAGCTCGCGCGCCGCAATTTCGCGCGCGACCAATTCCGCATGTGGTACGGCCTGGCGCGCCGGCGTGGCCTGCAATGGTGCGCCGGTTTCGTCCATGGTCGGCATATCGTGTCGCCGGTCGGATCCGGAACGGTGCTCGAGTGCAAACCCGCGAGCTCGGCGGACGGCTTTTGGTTCCTGCGCCAGGCCGCGCGCCTGCGTGGCATCAACCGGGCGCGGGCGCGCGACTTCCTGCGGTCCGCGCGTAGCGCCATGGCGCCGGCGGTGCCGGCATGACCACGGAACGCACCCAAGCCGGCGAGCAATTCGTGCTCGCCGGCGCCGAGCGTGTCGGCCTGGCGGAGCTCGCCAGGCGGCGCGCGGCGGCGCCCCTCAAGCCCGCCACGGCGCAACGGCCGTGCGACGTCGGCTTGTTCTCCGACCAGGCGGCGCAAGTCGACCTGGTCGACCTGGCGCGCAAGCCGGTGAGCTCCTCGAGCTCGCCGGCGCCGGCGATCGGCGAGAACATTTTCCAGCCGTACACCATCGACCGCGCGCGGCCGCTTCTCATCCTGCCATGCTCGGAGGTCAAACGCCCGGCCGAGCCTGACGAGTGGTTTAAATTCGCGGACCTGTATGACGGGCCAACCTGGCGCCAGTGGCGCGCCAGCGGCTTCCCGCGCTCGAACGTGGCGGCGATCTCCGCCCTGTATGGCTACCTCGAGCCGGGTATGGCGATTTGCACCTATAATCGCCGCATGGACGGCGATCGCCTGCAATCGTTCATGCGCGTGGGCGATCATGTTGGGCGCCTGGCCGCGGACCTGCGGCGCGTGCCTTCTGCGTTCTGCCTGGGAAGCGCGCTCTATTGCGAGCTCGTGCGCCACACCGAGCACGTTTATCCGGAGCTCCGCGGCAAAGTCGCGTATGCGTCCGGAACCTATCTGCAGCAGCGCCGGCAGTTGCGGGAGTGGCTCGAGGGGCAAACGTGATATACGAGTGGCCGCCGGCGTTCACAGCGCCGGCGGCCGTGCCAGCGACGGCGCAAATGGAGTGAAACGCCATGCCAGCAAGTGACGATAGCATAGGTCCGCTCGAGTATCGCGCGCGCCGCGATCGCCTCGGCTTTACCGGGCGTGGGCTCGCGCGCTTTGTCGGCGTGGACGAGCGCACGGAACGGGATTGGCGCCGCGGCGCGGCGCGCGTTCCTGGCGCGGTGCTGCGCCTATTCGAGCTCCTCGAGGCGCTCGAGCTCGACGCCGCGCGCGCGGCCGAGCTCTGTTTCCTGCGCTCCTTGGTTTTGACCAGCGGCACGCGGCCGCGGCCGCGCGATTAGCTGCAAACGGTACTAGTCGCGGCCGTTAGCCGGCCTTTGCGCGAGCTCCCGCGGCGCGGGGGCGTGGCTTTTTAGCTCCTCCTGCAGCTCGACAATGCGCGCCCATGCATCCTGCAGGGCGCGCTCGAGTATATGGATTTTGTTGGTCGCGACCGCGAGCTGCATCCGCAGCGGGACGCGCCGGCGTTTCAAAACGGCACCGCCTCGAGCTCGCGCGCGGGCGCATGGCTGGCGAGGAGCTCGGCCACGATCGCCTCGAGGCTCGGCGCCTGCTGGCGCCATCGCGCATTGTCGCGTGGCGTGAGCCAGCGGAGATTGCAGCGCCGGCAGTCGCCGAGCCTCGAG